TTGTAATGTTTTACTTCTACACAATACCATTCAAATTTAGCTCCCATCATCATAAAGATTCTGCGCCATTTCTTTGTCATTTCTTCCATGCAAGGAAATATTGCTTCTTCATCTATGAATTGCACGGTAAGCTGTTTCATGTTAATCTCGCCACGGTTGGCTAGGTTTACCATTAACTGTGCCAAGCACAAGCTGTCCTTTCCCCCACTGAAAGAAAAGAACACTGGCAGACCATTTCCAAATACATTTTTTATTCGGATTTCCGCAGCCTTCACAACATCAATGTTTGATTCGCAGCGTTTTACAGCCATATTCTCTCACCGCATTTAGGGCAGACAACAAACCTTCTGGTCTCTGTGATCTCTGGTTCGGTTTCAGTGGCATTCTGCTCTTCTGCTGGCTGTTCGTTCTGCGGGTTCGGCTTTTCCGGGCTGCTCTCTCCATTATCAGCTGATTGTGTATCCACTGCGGCTTTCTGTTCTCTCTTTTCATTTGCTTCTTTAATCTTCTGGATTTCGGAATCATCTAAAGTTCCATACTCAGAGAGTTTTTCGGTAACTTCATCCGCATCAGCGACCATCTGCTGTAAAATTTCTTCATCATATCCAGGGATATCCAGATCCCCCTGCAGTTCCTCAAGGAACTCATTCAGGGTTTCCAGATTGTCGATTCCAAGAGCATAGGTCTTATTATCAGCTATCATGAGTTTCTTTTTATCGTTCTCAGAAAGCCCTGCTTTTACATATACAGTTGCTTCCTGATAGCCAAGACTCACCATAGCTTCATACAAACCGTTACCAATCAGAATGATATTGTTTTCATCAATGACCAGCGCTCGTGTCTGACCAAACTTTTCAAGTGATCTCTTCAGTTCCCTGATCTGCTGTTCTGAATGAATCCTGACATTTTTCTCAGGATGCTTCAGAACACTCAATTTTTTGATTGTTACTTTCATCTTGCTTGTCCTCCATTTCTGAAGGGCAATGGCTTCCGGCTGCAACCGGCTATTTGATAGCTTTTAAAAATTCTCTGGCTCCATCGAAATGCTGTGCTGCATTTTCAACTATGGTCTTATCAATGTCGTAAACTTCTTTCCAACCTTGCTGTTCTGTCTCCATGTACTGTCTGGCAGGCCATGGATGTGTACCGCATAAATATCCTTTCTCCCAGTCATATATTGGCGGGAGTTTTACATCATAATAGTGAATATATGCAAGGATATCTTCGTGTCTCCACTCTGCGAGAGGGCTGTATCTGGTGATTCCAGCTGAATTAGTGTAGATATTATCTTTTCCAACGTAATTGCCATCTGCCTTTCTACGTCCGAGCAGGAGTATTTCTAACTGATGTTCTTTATAATAACGCGCCTGTCCCCTGTGCTGTACGATATGAAACCATTGCGCTGCCTTATTGCTTTTATCCGGGAATAACATATCCGGATGCTTTTTCAGCCATTCCATATCCTGTCCGGTATTGATAATCTCAAGGCCAGAAGGTTTATTCTGCTCTATCCATGCAATAAATGCCGGATATTCCAGATTGCACCTTACAAGGACGCTCTGATCAATGCCGGCTTTCTCACATATCTCTCCAAGTACCAAGGAATCTTTTCCCGCACTCCATGCATAGGCTGCCTTTTTCCCCTTGCATTTCTCTTTGATGTCTTTCACTGTCTTTTTCACAAGGGAATCCAGTTCTTTCTTTGACACCGTCTCTTCAATGTGATCAAGCGCATTCTTCCAGTCTTCATTATTTCGAACGGATTGTTTTCTACCGAGCATAGCGCCTCTCCTTTCCGGAAGCAACCAGGGCGATAATTCCGCTCAACAGGACTGTCAGCAAGCTTCCCAGTGTTTTATATGGTCCACTATTCAAAACGCTGCCGTAGGCGAATACAGGAAGCCCTACAGCCAATGAAGTAATCACTCCTGCGATTATTCCTCTGGATGTCAGGCGAACTCCTTTCAATGTCAGTACTGTTGGCAACAGTGTGGATGCTCTCAATGTTCCATAGAACAAAAACAGGTGTGTAACCGTTATTCCCGGGATATTTGCAATCAGAATGCCTGCGATCAGAAGCACCGCCATTGCGGCTCTGGTCTTCCTGATGTCTTTTCCTCCTGCAATATCTGTCGTAAGCGAAGATACTGCGCACAGGTTGCTATCCACTGTAGACAGTAAGCCAGAAATAATCATAAAAAGAAACGGCAATACTGCCCAGGACGGGAAAAAATGGCGAATTAATTCAAAATTAATGATTCCAAGGTTCTGTGCCTGATATCCTGCACCAGCTCCCATGAAACCAAGGATCCCCATTGATAACGGGACTGCTGCAAAAAGGACAGCTCCAAGCAGGAATGCCCTTCCCAGTTTCTCTTTTTTTACTGCAAATGCCCTCTGCCAGAAACTCTGGTCTCCAAACGGTCCAGATATTAGACCGATTGTTGTAGGAAGGCCAAAAGACAGGAATATCTCAATTCCCCTTCCAGAGAAAAGTGTTGTGCAGTCTCCTGATATACCGCTCAGTCCCTGCAAAATGCCCTGTGTGCCTGTATTTCTCACTCCGAATATAACAAATAGGCTACACGCAATAAGCATGAATACCATTTGAATAGCATCCGTAAGCATGGATGCTTTGATTCCGGAAAATAAGGAATACGAAATTGCTATACATGCAAGCAGAACTGTCATGGCTTTGAAAGAAATTCCTGTTACTGCGCTAAGAATCTGGCTTCCTGCAAGAAGCTGAACGCCTGTCGACAGTACCGACAACCCAATCAGCTGAAAGAGGTAAACCCTTTTCACGCCATCAGAATTGTATTTTTCTCTCATGTAACCAGACAGTGTCATTCCCTCCGGCATTTCCTTGCGGATCCTCTTTGCAAAAGGAATGAATATCACAAGGCAAAGAGCATTCGGAACCAGGAACCAGAACAAGCCTACCCATCCAGCCGAATATGCTTTTTCTGTTGAAACAAACAAAGCCGGCGCCCAGATCCATGTCGCTGCAATGCTCAGCGCAGACAGGATCCAGTTCTCAGACCGGCTTCCAACACAAAAATTTACTACATTTTTCTCTTTTTTAGTCATGGTCACTGTCGCCAGTATCATGATCGCTGCATAAACAAACAGCATAATTATTCCATTCATGTATAATCTCCTTTATTTTTCTAAAGGAGCATTTTACCTTTACATTTATATCCCTCCCGTCCAAAGGTTTACATTAAAAAAGCCACCAGATTTCACTCTGATGGCTCATGGCTCATGATAAAATTTTACCCGATTATCATACACCATTTTCGTTATTAAGTCAATGTTAAGTTAACGCTTTTCGATATTTTCTATTTCTCAAAAAAATCTCAGTCCGTCAATCCCGAAAAACAGCGAAGATAAGCGCTCTTTCGCAATTTTAAGATCCTCGTAAATAGTGACTTTACTAACGGAAAATTTTTTCGAAATTTCTGCAATATTCTGTGGCTGCTTAGATATGTAATACGACTTTATGACCTTGTATCTACGTTTATCTTTTTCAGAAAGCTTCCCGCAATAAATTCTGTAAACATCCAGCATTTTATCAATATGCTGAATCATCAGGGCTGTTCTTTTCGCAGAGCTCTTTATAGATTCCACGATCACTTTATCGTCCTTCATCTCCATGATATCTTCGAGCATTTCTGTAACTTCTTCGTTTTTTGAATCCTTCGCCTCATACACAGCCTCTTCATAGCTTTTTTTGAGGGTTCTGTAATTTCGAAGAAGCAGCTCTGTATTGTGAAGTCTCCGATCTATTCTTTCTTTTTCAGCCCGGCGCTGAGCCACCAGCATTGTATCGCTCGCAACCTGAGCTCCTGCCACTGCCGCCTGCTGAATCATTTCTTCAACATCTTTTTTGCTCATAACAACGAATTGTTTTTCTGTATCCATGCTCACCTCACACATATTTCTTTCCAGTTTCAGGATCCTCGAATTTGATTCTGTCACAAAGTTTGAACCCAAATCCTTTTGCAAGTCTCTTTACCATCTTCACGAACAGTTCTGCTTCCTCATCCTTTTTTGTCCTGCTTGCCCTGTACACCAGTGTTCGGGTTCTATCCGCTGCACAAATCGCATCATGTGCTGTTCTGTCCTTACATCCGCTTGCATTATATAAACTTTTATCCATATCAACTCTC